AATCCAGACTTGGATTTTACTAATGACAATCATGTGGTTATCAAAGAAGGTAGGATGAGATCCAAATACTTCTTTGCTGATCCTAGTGTAATAGTTACACCTCCAGATAAGAATTTAGATCTTCCTAGTGAGGATGTATCATTTGAATTGAATACACAACAATTAGATCGTTTGCTTAAAGCAGCAGGGATTTATCAGTTACCTGATCTATCTGTTATTGGTAAAGCAGGTGTGGTTAAGATTCTTGTAAGAGATAAGAAGAATGATACATCTAATGACTTTGCTATTACAGTTGGTGAGACAGACAAAGAGTTTGTATTTAACTTTAAAGTAGAGAACATTAAGATCATACCTGGTACCTATGATGTTGTTGTATCTCAAAAACTATTGTCTAGGTTTAAGTGTAAGGATTATGATCTCACATACTTCATTGCATTAGAACCTGATTCATCCTTCCAGTAATGAGAAATACTATCCTCTATGGGGATTGTAGAGAGACCTTAAAACAATTTGCGTCTCACACCGATAAGGCGAGGATGTGTGTAACATCACCGCCTTATTATGGTCTTAGGGATTATGGTGGAGAAGAGAATCAAATAGGTCAAGAACAATCACCTGAAGAATTCATACAAAATTTGGTTGAAGTTTTTAGTTTGGTAAAAGATTGCCTAACTGATGATGGTACATTATGGGTTAATATAGGTGATAGTTATTACAACTACAGACCTGGTAAAGGACAATCATATCCTAAGCAGTCGGTAAGTAAAACTAAACAAGATTTACCAGATAAGTGTAATAAGCGTGGTAATAAATTAGAAGGATTAAAGGAGAAGGATTTAATTGGTATTCCTTGGATGCTTGCCTTTGCTCTTAGAGCAGATGGGTGGTATTTACGTCAGGATATTATATGGCACAAACCTAATCCTATGCCAGAGTCAGTAAGAGATAGATGTACTAAATCTCATGAATACATTTTTCTATTAAGTAAGAACAAGAGGTATTATTATGATAATGAAGCAATTAAAGAACCTGCTAAGGATTGGGGAACACGGGACAGGACAAACGGTAAGTATCATAATAAAGGGACAGGACTCAACCCTCACACTGGTCTTAGTAAATCATACGCTAAAAAGAATAAGCGAAGTGTATGGAGGGTAACTAACAAACCATATAAGGGAGCACACTTTGCAGTATATCCACCTGATCTTATTGAACCATGTATAAAGGCAGGTAGTAAGTCTGGGGATATTATATTAGATCCATTTATGGGATCTGGTACAACTGCTAGGGTTGCAAGGTCTCTAAATAGGGATTATGTTGGGTGTGAATTGCATGAGGAATACCGCAACTTAATTGAGATACCATCCTTGGATGGGTTAATTGAGAAGTGAAAAAGTATGCACCATTTAAGTTAAATTGTTTTGGAGTCTTAGGAATTATTTTGATACTTGATGGTATTGCATCTCTTGTGTTTGTTTATTATGCTATAATGGAAATTATGAAATGATTAAATTATGGAGAGTATGGAAGTATGCCTTGGGAAGTTTCTCGGATACTGAAACTGCAAAGTATGATAATGCAGTCTGCATTGTTCGCAGCATTATCTTTGTCAGTTATCTTGTTACTAACTGTTTTATTACTGCTGGTGTAATTCGTCATTGGAACCCACCTAATCATGTACAAAGTATGCGGATTAGATGATCCTTATAATAGGAACATCACATTTGAAAAAGAATATGAAGATTGGACAGATGCTCAAGACAAGGCTGTGCAATTACTTGAAGATGATGTAGAATGGGTTCAGATCCTTATTGGGGATACTGACGATTGGGGATTACTCCAAGAGTTAAATCTAGAAAGGGGTATTGTTGATAAAAACTTCAACACCCATGTTCTAGCACCATATTATGTGAGATTGAGAGATTATGAGGGATGAATTCCTTTGGGTTGAAAAATATCGACCCAAGACTATTGAAGAATGTATCCTTCCAGAAGCAACCAAGAAAACTTTTCTTGAGTTTTTGGAAGCGGGTGAAGTACCTAATTTACTTTTATCTGGCCCTGCTGGGTGTGGTAAAACTACAGTTGCGAAGGCACTGTGTAACCAATTGGGAGTAGACTTCTATGTCATTAACGGATCAGACGAGGGACGATTCCTCGATACGGTACGTAACAATGCAAAAAACTTTGCATCTACTGTATCGTTGTCTTCGGAAGCGAAGCACAAGGTCATCATCATTGACGAAGCAGATAACACAACATCCGATGTACAACTCTTACTTAGAGCAAGTATCGAAGAATTCTCAAACAACTGTAGATTCATCTTTACCTGCAACTACAAAAACAAAATCATTGAACCCCTCCATTCGAGATGCTCCGTCATCGAGTTCTCAATCACAGGAAATCAAAAACCAGCAATCGCTGGACAATTCTTCAAGCGACTTGTATCCATCTTGGACGGCGAGCGGATTGAAGCTGATAAGAAAGTCCTCGCAGAACTCATCAATAAACACTTCCCCGACTGGAGAAGAGTCCTCAACGAATGTCAACGATATTCCGTTGGAGGAAAAATAGATTCTGCAATTCTTGCAACCTTTGGGGATGTAAGAACTGAGGATTTAGTAAAAAATTTAAAGGTTAAGAATTTTACGGAAGTCCGTAAATGGGTAGTCCAGAATCTGGATAATGATCCTGCTCTTATCCTTAGGAGAATCTACGATTGTATGTACGGTTCTCTAGTACCAAGCAGCATACCTGCAGCCGTGCTGATTATTGCAAAGTATCAATATCAGATAGCGTTTGTTGCTGATCAAGAGATCAACCTCCTAGCGGCTTTAACCGAACTAATGTGTGAATGCGAATTCAAATGACTGAAGCAAGAACAAGAAATGAAATGAACGTAAAGATCGTTCGTTTAAGTACATCTGAAGATGTTATAGCAGATGTGGTAGATGTTAATGATTCTACTGTAACCTTCCGTGGTGCAATTGTTGCTGTCCCAACTAAGGATGGTAATATTGGATTTGCCTCATGGTGTCCTCTTCTTAGTAGTCCTGTAGAGGATATTACTGTTAAACAAGAACATGTAATTTATGTTGCTGATCCTGCAGATCAAGTAGTAGATCATTACAAGAATCAATTTAGTAAGATTGTCCAACCAGATAGTGTACAAGACGGTATTATTGTTCCCTAATGATTGACATTAACCTTTGTGATTTGAACAATTTCTTTGGGTGTGTTCAGGCAACTAATACTCCAGAGTTAAAAACCAATGCCTTCCGTCCTCTTAGGACTTATCTTCAAGAGAAGTCTTTTGAGAAATGGTCTGGTAATCAACTAACATATGTTGGAGACCATGAAGATGGTAAGGATTTTTATGACACCAATGGTGTTCCTTATGAAATGAAAGGTAGTCTTGGTCTTTTTAATAAGAATGGTTCTTGTAAGAGAGTTGTTCTCATTAATAAAAGACCAGGTCAAAAGAAGAATAATGAATTAAAGAGAGAGGATCTTAAAAAGACATTTGAGTATATGCTTTTGGTAGATACTAAAAAGATGTCTATAGGTGTTACGACGTGGGATATTGTATATTCCAGAGCGGAGTGTGACGGTGCGGGTGCAACGTTTAAACTTCTAGAAGGAGATTATACAATGCTTGCTGAAGGAATTGAACCTAGTGATAAGGAGATAACTGCTAGAGAGCTTCTAAATTCTCTAGAGACTATCCTCTAAATAATCATAGAAGAATTTTTATTATGCCAATACACCAACACACAAAAGTTCAGGTATTTAATCTTAAAGGATCTGACAAATTATTAAAAACACCTTTACGATATCCTGGTGGCAAGTCTCGTGCTTGTACTAAGATGGAAAATTTCTTACCCAATATGGATGTTGGTAGTAGGTATAAACAGTATCGTGAACCATTCCTTGGTGGTGGATCTTTTGCTCTTCACATTACAAAGAAGTATCCACATCTAGAGATTTGGGTTAATGATGCATATGAACCTCTTGCTAACTTCTGGCAACAGTTGAAAGCAGATGGTGTAGAAATGAGAAAGAGATTAGTTAAACTTAAGAATGCTAATAAGACTGAGGAGAAGGCAAAAGAATTATTTTTGAAAGCAAAGGAGGATGTTAATGATCAAACAAAATCCAACCTTGATCGTGCCGTTAGTTTTTATGTTATTAACAAGTGCAGTTTTTCTGGTCTCACTGAGTCCAGTTCCTTCTCACCTCAGGCCAGTAAATCCAATTTTACCCTTGCTGGAATCAAACGATTAGATGATTATCAAGAACTGATTAAGTTTTGGAGAATAACTAATAAGGATTATAAAGAGTTAATGTTTGAAGGTGGTGATTGTTTTATGTACTTAGATCCTCCTTATGATATTAAGGATAATTTATATGGTAAGAAGGGTGGAATGCATAAGAACTTTGATCATGATGAGTTTGCTGATGTATGTGGTAGAACTACTGCTCATCAATTAATATCTTACAATAGTAGTGAGTTGGTTAAGAGTCGGTTTGCTGATGGATGGGAACCACAAGAGTATGATCTAACATATACTATGAGATCTACTAATGATTATAAAGAGGATCAGAAGAAAAGAAAAGAACTTCTTTTATTCAATTATGAACGTGGAATAATACAGCTGCTCCAGAAACAAAAGGTACAAGAAGAGATACTGTGGAGGAAGGAAGCAGAGGCAAGATCTTCAATTCCAA